TCTGGTGATGAGTTTAGAGTGGGCACAGACCATAATTTTTATATTCACTCCATTCTTCTTCATGCTGCTACTGGCAGACACAGATGATGACGGTGATGACGATGATTTGGGCGGTGGGACAATGGTCCCAGTGTACACTCCATCTTGACAGGACAACTAAATACGCTATACTAATGGGGTCCTGCGGGACCCCTTTCTACTATGGATAGACTAAACATGAGACCACTTGTATTGACAGCATCACTGCTGCCATTGCTTATGGCATGTGCTTCCTCTTCCCCTCAGAAATCTGAAGCAGCAGGACTCAGACCTACCAAGATCTATGAGCGCAGATGGGAGTGTGTTGACTGCACACCTGAGGAGAAAAAAGTTGTAGCGTATCTTCAAGACGTAAAGATTAACGACAAAAATGCTATTGCTACAATTCTTGGCAACATTAGACAGGAGTCTAATTTCGTTGCCAATATATGCGAGGGAGGTGCTAGAGTTCCTTACCACGATTGTCATCGGGGTGGTTATGGCATCATTCAGTGGACCAGCGTAAACAGATACAATAACCTTGGTAAGTTTGCCAAGAAGTATTTCTGTGACCCCTCGGAATTCAACTGCCAACTCCGTTATATGATTAACGAGAGTGTATTTCAGCGTCAACTTCCTTACTTCCAAGGTGGAGGACAAACAATCAGTTACTATATGAAACCTGCCTACCGTTGGTTGGGTTGGGGCATCAAAGGTGCTCGCGAGACCTATGCATACGAGTATCTAAATAAACTTAAGATGCTTGGATGAGACAATGTATTGTCTGGAGTTTTACTGGGAGGGAGATTGGATTCGTTTGAAGAATTATTCCAATCTCTCCTTACACAAGGCTCAATTCCTCTTGCACCTGTGTCAAGCAGGGCAAGAGGCTTTCAAAACTAAGAAAGAATTTAGGATGATTTCTCTATGATTGATGACTGGCGCTACGATGATGGCAAGATGACAGAGAGACAGATCTGTCTGACTGCATTCATTCATAAGGGAATCCCCATAAATAGAGAAGTGTATGAGTTCTGTCACTACTATGTGTCAAACGGTATGCTGAAGATACCTGACACAAAAGAAAAACTTGAAGAAGAATTAGGGTCCCACAACGGGGACCTTTATAGTTTTGTTGGTGATGGAATTATGAAAGAGTTTTCCCTCTGGCAAAAGATAAATGAAGGACCTAAGCGACAAGAAAGCAATCAAGAAACTAATCAAGCAAGCGAAGAAACATCCTGACTGGTATAGTGAATATGAGTTGGCATATGTTAAGATGTTAAAGCGAGCGAAGAAGAAATCTAAACCCGAATAGTATGCGTATTGTTATCGTTGGAGGTGGCACGTCAGGATGGATGACTGCCGCTGCTTTTTGTAAAACCTTTCCTCAATGGGACATCACTATGATCTCTAGTGGTGATCCTATTGGTGTTGGTGAGAGCACTACGCCACACATCAATCAGTATCTGTCCTACATGGGCATCACTGATGATGTATTCCTTCCTGCAGCACGAGCAACCTACAAATCCTCTTCAAGGTTTGATGGTTTCGTCAGACAAGGTGAAGTATTTCACTATCCCAATGGACAATCTGTCCTACAAACCGTAAAATTTCAGGAGTGGATGCTCGCTAAAGCATTTCATCCAGAGAAACTACCTCCCTTCTCGGAGGTCTTTATGCCATTTACTACAGTGGCAGAAGCAGGGCGACTCCCACTGAATAAAGATGTATTGGAGCCCTATGACCTATCCAAAGATCGATCCTTCCACATTAACGGATCAGCATTCTCCGACTTCCTCCGTAAGACTTTCTGCAAAGATCTTAAGGTGGTTGATAGCAAGGTTAAGTCTGTTTCTGTTAAAGGAAGGGACATCGAGCACGTCGTGGTCACTGGTGGACCATACTCCCTCGGGGGAGAAAAGATTTTTGGTGATCTCTTTATCGACTGTACAGGGCAGCAAGCAGTGCTCGCAGGATCGCTTAGTAAGTGGAAACCCTTCTCATCTATCGTAACTGACAGCGCACTTGTAGTTAAAACTGACTACACTAATCGTGAGACAGAGATGGTCCCCTACACCAACGCTGAAGCAAAGAGTGCTGGTTGGCAGTGGACTATTCCTACCTACGATTTTATCAGCAGAGGGTATGTATTCTCATCTAAATTCCAGAGCGAGAGTGATGCCCGTAAGGAGTTTGGATATGATGACGCTCGTCTAATCAAGTTTGATAACGGCAGGTACGAGAGAGCATGGACAGGTAACTGTGTGTCCATCGGACTCGCGTTTGGATTCATTGAGCCGTTAGAATCTACAAGTCTTTTCAACACACACCATGGCATCCTTGCTCTCATGGACCTCCTACAGGAGGCACCTCTGCCTGGACAATTCCAGCGTGATCGTTTCAATCACAACCTCACTGAGCATATGGATGGATGGCGTGAGTTTGTAGAAGCACACTATTATTACAGTCGTCGCCGTGACACTCCTTTTTGGAATCATGTCACTGACCGTGTTGAGTATGATCTCACAGGTGCTCATAATGATATTCAATATCTTATGAATGGTAACGACCTCCTCTCTACAGACGATCCGATCCTTTACATCCTTGCAGGATCTGGTTATACTACTGTCAACAAGCGTCTCAATGAATACTTCAAGTATCCAGAGCTTGTTTCCCGACGTAAGGTTGACGAGTGGGCATCCAAGCATCAACGTGTGCAAGAGTATGCTCAGACCTGTCCCCCTATGTCAGTTTTCCTAGAGTCCACCTTCAATTACGGTTGACAAGATACGGAAAACCCTATATAGTAAGTCGTCGTTACAAAATGACACACTTGACGCCTCACCGAGACTAAACAGCGTCATTAAATAACAGTCTCTCATACCTCCATCTGAGGGTGTTGGAGGAATACTACTAACACTGTTTCCCTGCAGTCTTACTTACTCTCATTTCAAAATGACAACTCTTTCACAAAATAGGCAACAATCTTCCTGGGAAAACTTTTGCTCCTGGGTAACGTCCACTGAAAACCGTCTCTATGTTGGTTGGTTTGGTGTATTGATGATCCCAACACTGTTGGCAGCAACTATCTGCTTCATCATCGCATTCATTGCAGCACCTCCTGTCGATATCGATGGCATCCGTGAGCCCGTTGCGGGATCGCTGATGTATGGTAACAACATCATCTCTGGTGCAGTTGTTCCTTCTTCCAACGCTATTGGTCTTCACTTTTACCCCATCTGGGAGGCAGCATCTCTTGATGAATGGCTCTACAATGGTGGTCCTTTCCAACTCGTAATTTTCCACTTCCTTATTGGCATCTTTGCATACATGGGACGTGAATGGGAATTGTCTTACCGTCTTGGTATGCGTCCCTGGATCTGTGTAGCATACTCCGCTCCAGTCGCTGCAGCATCTGCTGTATTCCTCGTCTACCCCTTCGGTCAAGGATCTTTCTCTGACGCAATGCCCCTGGGTATCAGTGGCACCTTCAACTACATGCTTGTCTTCCAAGCAGAGCACAACATTCTGATGCACCCCTTCCACATGCTGGGAGTCGCAGGTGTCTTCGGTGGATCTCTGTTTAGTGCAATGCACGGCAGTCTTGTTACTTCTTCACTCGTCCGTGAGACGACTGAAACTGAGTCACAAAACTATGGTTACAAGTTTGGACAAGAAGAAGAGACGTATAACATCGTCGCAGCACATGGTTACTTCGGTCGTCTGATCTTCCAGTATGCATCCTTTAACAACTCTCGCTCACTGCATTTCTTCTTGGCAGCATGGCCTGTTATCGGCATCTGGTTTACCGCCCTCGGCGTCAGCACCATGGCATTCAACCTCAACGGTTTCAACTTCAACCAGTCCATCTTGGACAATGAAGGACACGTCCTCCCCACCTGGGCAGACGTGCTCAACCGTGCAGGACTCGGCATGGAAGTCATGCACGAGCGTAACGCCCACAACTTCCCGCTGGATCTTGCGGCAGCTGAGTCCACACCTGTGGCCCTGACTGCTCCCGCCATCGGTTGAGTTTAGTTACATACAATTTGAAAGGGGACCTTCGGGTCCCTTTTCTTTTCTCAATTTCTATGAAGTTTAGTAAAAGGTTAATTAAAAATGGTTGCATCTACATTACAACCAGCAAAGCGGGGGTGGTTTGATGTCCTGGATGACTGGCTTAAACGAGATCGCTTTGTCTTTGTGGGTTGGTCTGGACTACTTCTTTTTCCCACTGCTTATCTTGCCATTGGCGGTTGGCTTACTGGCACAACTTTTGTCACGAGTTGGTATACCCATGGTCTTGCTACTTCCTATCTTGAAGGTGCTAATTTTCTTACGGCAGCTGTGTCAACGCCTGCTGACGCTATGGGTCATTCTCTTCTTCTACTTTGGGGTCCTGAAGCTCAGGGCGATTTCGTCAGGTGGTGCCAACTTGGGGGACTCTGGGCTTTTGTGGCGCTCCACGGCGCTTTCGCCCTCATTGGTTTCATGCTTAGGCAATTTGAGCTTGCCCGTCTAATCGGTATTCGTCCCTACAATGCTATTGCTTTCTCTGGTCCTATTGCTGTTTTTGTCAGCGTCTTTCTCATATATCCTCTGGGACAGTCGTC